CTGATTTTTGTTATAGGGTGGAGCTTCATCTGGTACAAGGAATTCTGCACCTTCGTCATACAACAATCTAAGACAGGTGCGCATAGGTACTGAGTCGTTAGCCTGTAGCCACTCTGTCTTTTCTTTTTTTGACCGCATTTTTGCGGCACGTTCCAATACGATAGATATCGCCAATCGTTTCATTTTTAAAAGTCCTGTATATCAGTGAGAAGGTTCTTTAGTTTATTTTTAACAAAGAAGTTGAAGAGGTGTTCTCTACCAACTGTTTTTTCTTCATCAAACTTCTCTACAATTTCGTCTTTATAGTTTTGAGGCACTTCATTCAGATCAATCATCATACGATTACGATGGAATGCAGAAAGAACTTCTTCAGACATTCCTTTTTCACCTTGATCCAAAAGAGTGTATAGTCTCTTGGAAGTCATTGGTCTTTGACGTTCACCAATCGCTAAACAGTTATCTGGAGAGAGAACATTTGGTACTCCATCCCCTGCGTCACCCTTCAATAGATGCTCCTTGAAATATCTCTCAGGATTATCATTGCGGATCCACCGTTTACGTACTGGATCATACTGACCAACGTTTGCATAGTTATGTAATTGAATATAATCCTTGTCACCAGACAAGATCAAATACTTTTCACTACCTGTATTTAGTTCAGTTCCTTCACGATGAACGATTGTTCCAATAATATCATCTGCCTCACATCGATCAATATTTATGACTTTGTAAGGAAAGAATTCGTCTAGTTCGTCACGAATCTTGTGAACAACTGTAAAAAGTTTGTTCCAGTCGATATCAGACTCATTACGAGCCTTCTTCCGATTTGCCTTGTAGTAAGGATATATATCTTTTCGCCATACATTCTTACTATCACAACAAATAATAATTTCGCCCCATTCTTCCGTAAACTTCTTACGGTTGAAACGAATTGAATTGAGAAACATGTGACGAATCATTGACTCGTCAATGTCACTTTCATTGGCGTGACCACCAGTCGCTGCGAAGAACGAGGCGAGCATCACCTGATTAAAATCTACTAAGATTGCCATATTATAATTTCCAACAAATTTACATTACCATAATTGTAGTACATTTTGGCAGTAATGTCAAGCTGTTATTTTTCGGACTCCTGTACTAGTAGCGAGAGAACCTGATTCCACACGTTTGTGAAGGAATCGATATTGTTTCTCGCAAGGTTGTATCGATCACTGAATGTGAAACGATTAAAATAGTTTGGGTTCTCCTGTTGAACTTTGAGGAGTTGTGCAGCAATGGAGAATGCATAGTTTGCATGTGCACCCTTGTCTTCGTTATATTCGTAAACGATTGTCGCATTAGCCGCAGTCTCTGTCAATGCACCGTAGTTTGGATGAATGACAATACATTGGTTTTTGATTGCTTCGATCATTGCAATACACGATGTCTCTTTCCAGATGTTTGGATAGAGAAAGATGTGAGACTTCTTCAAAGCTTCCAAGACAACATCATTGGGTTGATGCCCATGATAGGTCATTTTTTCGTGGTTTTCGATTCTTTCGAAAAGAGGTTTGTATGGTTCGTCCCTCTGTTCCCAACCGTAAATCCCAAAAGACGAATAAACATCCAAATGAATATTAGGAAAATGCTGAGATAGAGAATCAAAAATAGGAACGAGAAGCTCCAAACCCCTATGAGGAGTAGTGTGATAAATGAAACGAATTGTTTCCACATCTTTTTGATAAGGGTCATATTGTGTTTCCACTGCATTGTAGATTACGGTACTCTTCGAATAAGGGATACCAAACCTATCTATGTATTGGTCACGTTGCCATGCAGAGACAAAGACAAAGTGATCAAACTTTTGCCATCCACCATTCGCAAGAATATTATTCTCTGGATCTTCTGCAAGATCGTGGCAGTACATGATGTTCAATACATCATCGAACAATTGACGTGGACGAGAAAAGTGAATTGCAACTTTATCCAACCACTGTGGGTCTACATTCTTGATAACTCGTTCACGCATCATTTCTGTGCCACCAAACGAGTTTTTAGATAGTTCAGAATCAATCACTTGACCTTTATATACTACGCTCATAATTTTTCCTTTTAGTAATCTATTGTGTTGTTTTCGAATATTTCATCCAGACTGAGGTTTCTGCCTGTATTCTCCCACCATGCTCTAATGGTATGATAGGATCTTATAGACGCTTGAACCTGTGCGTTTGGACTGAAGATGTTGTTTGATGTGAACTCCGTCACATTGTGGTTAAACAGTGGAAAGGTAAATACTCTGTCAAACCCCCACAAGACTGCGTTCTCTAAAGACAACGCCGCCCCAACGGGCATTCTATAATGTATCGTGTCATCCCCCTGATTGAAATAGAACTTAACTAACTTAGTTGCATATCTACGTTTTAACATGTAACACTGAAGTCCATGATCTTGTTGTTCACGTTTACGAGGAACCATGTTAGGAGTTCCTTCGTGTACGATACCTAATTGTAGTGCGCCCCACTTTGTACCCATCCTTGAGAGAAACTCTTCGAAGGTGAAGTTCCAGTGTTGGACTGTAGAGAAATCCACGTCATCTTCCATGAACAGACCAACCTCTTCGTCCGTTTCTTCTAACCATGTTTTGATTGTGAGTAGGTGTGAGGTTGTTGTACCCTTGTCGATCCAGTAAGGTTCGATCATGGCATCACAGAAGGCTTTTACATTGGAGTTTTCATACCGTTCAAATTGATAAAACCGTACAAGGTCTACACCCAATGCACTAAGCGCATTAGACATATACTCTCGACGATCCTCGCATTCTTTGAGGTTCACAATATTAGGCCGGGGTATACCGACTAATTTCTCAACCATTACGAACTTCCATATTAATTAGTTGTCAATACCATTTGCGATAAGATCATTTACTAAGAGTACTACCATGTCTACGTCTGCTTGTGTACATGGTGGGATTTCCTTTTTGTACATACCGATTATAATTTGGTCTTCAATCTTTGATTTGTTCGCTTTGCCTTTTACAAAGGGTCTGTGATAATCATTAAACAAGATATGAAAAACCATTTCGCCATGTTGTTCAGCTGTCAGTTTCATCTTCTCTCCCGATGACCATTTCGTATATTTTCTCCAAGGAGTGATGGAATCCAGAAAGGGTTCCATTATTATATATGCGATAGGTGGTCAAAGGCATCTCAGTTTCTAGTAGATACTGAGTTTGAAAGTCTGATTTATATCCATTGATGAATTCTTTAATACAGTAACCGTTAAAGTATCGGCGGGAATCATGTTCGTATGTGCAACCATCTCGTACGAGTTGGACGAGAAGAATATTATCTGCACCAATCTTATCAATGATAGGTTCAAGTTCTTCTACAAAACCACCGTCACTGATAACGTACTCGTTGCCAATGTCAAGTTCTTCTGCGACCTTGTCACCAAAAAATGACTTACCATATTTTGGTTTGATAACATCTTCTGATGTGTGGATCATTGCCTCTCGACGAGACATTCCACGAAGTTCATCTTCTGGACGTTCTTTAGTAGAACGGTCATTAAAACCATCCATGAACCATATAGTATCAACATCAAACTCATTGATTGTTTCCTTAAATAGTTGGTGTTTAAAACTAAGATGTGCAAAACCACGTCTCTTGAAATAAGACGCTGCTTCGTCCTTACCCGATTTGGGTGGGCCATTAAAGATAATAATACTCATTTACTCTTCCCAGTGTTTCAACAACTCGGCGTCTGAACCGTGTCCTTTAGTTTTAATATAACCATCTTTGATAAGTCGGTCAATAAGTGCGCCTACAGTTTGTTCCATATTTCTACTGTTACCGATATACCAACCGATACCTGTGCCTGCAACATATGTCAATAGTAACCATATCGTTTCCATGAGGTCTCCTAGAACTTGTCGTTTACTATACTACTTATTTCAGATGAGAATGCCTGTCTCCACTCATCATCCGTAATACCTGCCAAGAGGAACGTTCGGTCATTCTCATTCAGATAAGGCATAGCATCCATGATACTTGCGTATCCCTTCTCCCACAATTCATAATCTTTTTCTTTCACTTTTACCTCACGTGTGCGATAGATACCTGTGAGGGAACTCTTACGACTGATCTGCATTTTCTTTCTCCTTGACAAAACCGTGTTTTGCGATATAATATGCGTCCACAATGTCACTGATAGGGTTCCATTGTTTAAATGATATTATACCAACTTTTTCACGAATGTCAACCCCTGTTTCAGAAAAAAATGCATCATACATCTTTTCTTTTGTCGCATTACCCTTTCCTGTTGCGAATTTTTTGATCACAGTCGGAGCATGAACCGCTTGTACCATACCTGCTTTGTGGATCTGATACTTGAGATGCCCTGCGTTCTCCGCAATTTGAAAGACACGACCAACTGCACCGAAAGCATAACCTTCGATGTGTGCGTCTGTAACATTATGTTTTTTGAGGATATTGAGAGACCAGTCTGAAAGTTTTTCGAACCTTTCGATGTCGTGGTCATATTCGGGATACATGGTTGCATTGAATTGTTTTTCTGGATGCAACAATTTGTCACGTTTTACCATATAATAAAACTGACAGTTTTTGTAATCCCACGTGTCACCTGAGTGTACACATATGGCAGGTGAAGTCAAACTATAATCTATGCCTGCTATGTTCATAATAAAATCTCCATGTCTAATAGAGATATTTAGGCCCAGTTCACCACCTTGTCGTGAGTGGGTTTTTCTTCTTGTCTTAGTCTATGATGTTTAGATCCTTCTGCACTGTAACACCAATCTTCTTTATAACCAAGACCCATCATAAACCAAACGTCTTCGTCATTGTAGAAAACTTCATTTACGTTTTCGTCGTTGAGGATGAAACATCCACAGAAACCACTTTGAACTCCATAGTGGTCTGCAATGATACTAATAGCATATGCATTAGTCATGGACGCCTGTATTGACTTTGTCTTCTTCGCCTTAGAACCTTCTTCCTTATCATAGTGGATGAACTGATCTGGTGAATATCTGAAGAGAAGGAGATAAGGCGCCATGACTTGCATGTTGAAGGTCATAGTTTTAGCATGTTTTGCCAACACACTGAAACCCTTTTCCTTCATTTTAAAATCTTCGATCTGTTGTTCAAATAAAGATAA